GATAACTGGACCTTCACCAGTTGTACCATCATGTTTGTGTCCTGTTGAATTATTAAAAGCACTAACTAATTGATTAAATTCATTATTAAATAATGCTGCTGTAATCGTATCTCCGTCTACGAATGTACTTTGTCTTGTATAACTTGCCATTTTAAATTATCTCCTTCCTGATGGTATAAAGTCTATGTAAAATCCATTAATCGTATATGGATGTCTTGTATCATCACTAATGAATGTAAAATTGTTACTATGACCACTTCCTTGCAAAGGTATTCTAATCATAGGATTTTCTGCACCTCCAAAAACAGTAGTATTAAATACTGCTTCTCCAAATAAAGCTGCTGGATTTATACTGCCTAAATCAAAATCTGATGCTGGTTGAGGTACATCTAAACTACTGTAATCAAATCTTACTCTAAGATCAGGCTGAACAACTCCTTCTGCATTTGCTGAGACTTTAATGAAATGTAGAGTCTTTAAAGTTCCTAAATCTCCATAATCATAATCAGGAGTTTCAAATCTAGCTAAAATATTTTCACCATCAAAGTCATTTCCATTATCATGTAAATATACAAATCCAGCTGTTGAGCCATGGTAGTATTGTTCAATACCATTATTGTCAAATCCAGAACCTATTTCAGTTACTTCAAGTCCTCTTGTTTCAGACCATTGAAATCCATTAGGTCTTAGTGTTCCTATTATTCCTCTTTGTTGATTAGCATTTATAGAAGTATTTGTATAAAATAATCTGTATTGAGATTTCTCTCGAATAACTATACTTGTTATGACAAAATTATTTAAATTTTCTGCTAGTTCTGCCACAATAGGTTGGATGTTTGCAGAAACTGTTCCTAACTCAATATCTCCAATTCTTGCTGTACCTGCAACAGTTCTAAAACCATCAGGAGCTAAAAATATTAAGTCACCACCAATCTCTTGAATACTATAACCACTTAAACATCCTACATTCTTTGTAACTGGAACTACTGCTATATTGCTTGAATCTTCTATATTTACTAATTTAAAAATACTATTTCTACAAAATATAAATAATTCGTTCCTGAAACTTTTTATCCCTACAATTTGGTCTTCTAAGACTATACTTCCAGCACCTGAACTACCAAAGTTTGTAGGGTCAATAGTGTTTCTATTAGTTCCTGAAACTGCACTATAAAATACAGTATTTAAATTATCTTCTACTCCAGCTGCTATTAAATGTTTATTATGTAAAGCTATAAACTTTACATGTTTAGAACTTGTTACATCAACTTCTTCTGAAAAAAAAGTTCTAGAAGTTAATATACCGGTGCCTTCCATTCTAAAGCTATAAATTTTATTAGCTCCATCTGCCATAAATACAGTCCCATAATCAGATGTAGCTGTGTCAAATAAAGCAAATTGCACTTGCCCTTGACTTGTTCTATTTAAAACACTTCTACCAGTAAAAGTAGTATGATTATCTCCACTTGATGCTACTGAGCTTCTGTTTATTTGTAACCAACTTGTTCCTGTATTGCTAAAATAAATATCATCACTTACACAAGCTATAACTCCATCTGCATACGGAAAAACACCTAAAATTGTGTCATTAGAACCTGAAGGTTGTACTGCACTAGAGCCACCAAATTTTGAAAAACCATTTATTCTTCTATAACCACCTTCAATAGAAACTTCAAAATTTTTTAAATCCCTTGCAACACCGGGACTTTTTAACAAATTAATCATGTTAGAGGATTCTACTAATCCACCATCACATGCTACTGTATAAGGTTGCGATCTAGCCATAATTAAAAATAATTCCTATCATCTGTCATAAACTTTGGAGCAGGATTAATTAAGTTTGATTTCATATACTTCATAGATTTTTTATAGTCCTCTAAAGCAAAAGCTGCCTGTTGAGGAGATTCTTTAAACTGCCAGATATAGTATCTTGATCTTGAAGTTATGACATTACTGTATTGTTCTGGTAATGCTATTGTATCGTCATGAGCTGATAAAGCTGTAGGTTTTGTAAAAGCATAAAAATGAACATTGTAAACTTTGTCTGGTATAGGACTTAAACCAAATTTTCTGTTATCTGGAGACTTAATTACAAATCTAGGCTCACCAAACTTTTGACTATTAGCATCATCTTCATTTTCATTGTCTCTATAGTATCTTCGCCATTCATTTAAATTTACGAATCTTAAGCCCTTTGAAACAAAAGGAGCTGATTCTCCTGAAACATTTATAGTTGTTATGTAAAAATCATCCCAATCTATAGAAGCAAAGTCTGTTGTAATACTAGAACTATCTGATTTTAATAAGTACCATCTAGTTCCTGCTACAGTTGCTACAGTTGTATTACCATAAAAAGGGTCTGTGCTGCCACTAAGTCCAGCAGAAAAGAATGGTAGTTGTGGTTCTTGATTAGCAATATCAAATATTGATTTGTTAATTGCATCTTTTACAAACTTTTGAATACCTACAGCATCACTAAAATTAGCAGATGTTAAAGGTAATTCATTAAGTTCTCTTAAAAGTTCATTAGTTAAATCTAAATAAGTTGTAGACATCTCCTCTCCCCAGAGTAAATTTTATTATTGTTTGTTTATTTATTTATTTTAAAAACTTCTTTGTTTTCTACTGGCATTAAACTTTCGTTATACCCAGCTTTATCTCTACACATATTTTCTTTACCATTAATATCTTCATAATCTTGCATAGAGTTGTCTTTATATTCTTTTGGATTTTCCATAATTTTTCCTTAAAAAAAGAAGAGGAGTCCGAAGACTCCCCTAATACTATTAGTCAATAGTGTAAAAAGCTGAAACTAATGCTTCAGGTCTTAGTACTTTTGTACCAAACACATGCAATCCTCTTACAATATCACCAAATGAATCTGGGTCCCTTAGAACCTCAGTTGATATAATTGTTTGAGCAGTTGCTGTAGATGAAATATGTCCAGCTAATACTTTACCACTACATGTAGATGTAGCAGCAACATTATTAGATTTGTACATATTAAATCCTCTTAATGCTCCACTAGAAACTAAACCATTTCTAATAGAACCTTGACCTGCATTAAAGTCAACACTTAATAACTTTGAGCTAGATTGAGATAGTTGCTCATAAAAACTTGGAGGAGCAACAAACCATCTACCTTCTTCAGGTACATTTTGCTCGTCAAGTAATCTAGCCATAAAAGCCATAACATCTAAAGGATCAATTCCTGTTCCATCAGAACCTAAAAGGTCGATAGAATTAGAACCACCCTGATGTTGACCCATATTTTGAGATGCAGAAGCTGCATCAGCACCTATAATATGGTCTGGGCTTGAAGATGAAACACCACTAAACATGGATGCTAATACTGAAGAGTCAAAAGAGTCTCTTAAAGCATAAGCTGCTGATGATGTTGCAACTTCTTTAAAGTTTACATGTGACATTTTCTGTTCAATATCATCTACGATGAATTTGAAAGCATTTGCTGAGTCAACGACTAGAGATGTCTCTTGGTCTGTTAACTTTGTCGCTGTTGGGTCACTACCTCTGGTGTAGCTTGAAACACTAATTTCTGGTTCTTTAATGATAAGAACAGAATCACCGAAGTTAGAGATTTCTCCTGAGTAGTCTGTATTTGTAATAGCTTCCACTACACTTGCTTTTCTGAAAAAGTTTAAAACTTTAGCAGAATAAATTGCAGGTAAGAAAAAACTATTAGCCTGACCACTTACGGAGTTCCCAAAGTTTGCATTTGTATCTGGACTAGGTTCAAAATACTGTGCCATTTTTATTCTCCTTGGTTAAATTAAAGTTTATTTACTAATTCTTCCTTCATCCCAAGCTTTGTCAATTTCTTTTTCAAGCCTATTGAACTCGTCTGGAGACAAATTCAGAATCTCCTTTTGTGTCCAAATCTTTTGTTGTTGTGGCTCGATTTGTGTCGTTTTAGTAGACACTATATCTGCAGCCGAAACATTAGATTCTGGACCTGCAGATGGCTTTGTTTTAACTCCTATGTCTGATTTAAATAAATCTATAGCTCTACTTGCAGCCTCTGGATCATTTGAATTTTTGTAAATCCAATTTTGAATAGATTGAGGCTGAGACTTGGCCCATTCATGAAAGGTATCGCTGTTTCTAATATCATCAAAATCAGGATGCCTAGACTTCAAAGCTTTCTCTGAATCAAGTCTTACTAACTCTTGCTCTCGTTGTTGTAAAAGTTTTATCTTTTCTTCTAACTGTGCTGCTCGGCTTTCGCTTTGCATGTTAGCAACTGTTTCCACTACATCATAAACATCAGGATATTTTTCTTTAAACTCATTTAGTTCTTCTTGAGATTTAGGAGGGTTGTATTTTATTTTGCCCTCATTAGCTTGTTCTATTAGTTCAAGCTCTCTCTGTTTGAACTCATTAAGCTTACTATCGTAATGCTTTTTTAAATCATCATATCGTTTTTTATAGTTGGGTCGCTTATAAGTTTGATCACCTTGAGCTGTTTCTTCTTTAACTTCTAATTCTTCATTTACCCCATCTTCATTAACATTTTCATTATTATTTTCAGGGTCTGCAAAGTAAAGACTCTCAGAGGAAACAAAAGGTTTATCTTCTCCTTCGTGCCAACTTTTTTTTAAATTATAAGGGTTTGCCTTATCTTCTTTTTTAGCCATCTTATTCTCCTATTAAGTGCTTTAACAATCTCACAAGGTAGCTGCTGTACTTGCAGGGCTTGTCTTGTAAAGGTCGCCTTTCGGTTAATTAACTTCTGACATGTTGTTGATTAGGATCAAGCATCATTCTTTTTTTGATTTCGTCTGCAACTAAATCTTTTTCCTCTTGCATAGATGCTTGAGGTCCGACAGTTTCTTTACGAACTCGTATTTCCTGAACTTCAGGTTCTGATGCTATTTCCTCTTCAACTTCACCACCAGATTGCATATTTTTTCTCTTATATGCATCTTCGGCATCTTTCATCATTTTTTCTAGATTTTCAACACCGATTTCCTTAACTGCATTCGCAGTAAAGACAAATTCTCCATCCGATAACCTTGCAGGTATCGAATCAGAGACTCCTGTGCCGGGTCCTTCGACTTCTCCGGCTCCAGTAAACTCAGAAGCTTTTTCAATCACTTTGTCAAATATCATACTTAACTCCGGATTGGCTTCCAGTTGTTCCATTAACATAGACTCTTCTTTGTCGGATAGAGCTTCATCTATCACAAAGTCTACAAATTGTTCTTCCATTTTTTCATCAGGCACCATTTCACCACCTTCTGATTTATTTACTCTATCTACTTCTTCTAATTGTATGCTATGTCTTAATCTTTCAATTTGATCTTCTAACAAAACTCTTTCTTTTTGATTTAATTTTTCAAAATCAGAATCATAAATAGAATTTAATACTTTTAATTGTTCTTCTTTTTCTTCTATAGTTTTTGGTTCTTTAGTTATATCACTTGCTTTTTTTGTAGGTTTATCTTTAGGTTTTACTTTTGCTAAAAGTTTACTTATAATTCCACCTATACCATATCTTTCTCTATCATCTTCTAAAATACCACCTGAATATTTTTCTTCTCTAGACTCTTCTTCAACACTTTCAACATTACCCATATCATCAATTTTTTGTTCTGGTATAAGCTTTACTAACTCTTGTAAAAATTGTTCTGGTCTTACTTCATAAGCATCAGCAGGTGATATATGAAAAGGTAAAGGATCATCAATCTTGTATTCCTCTGGCATTTCTTTACCTTCTAATAAAGATGTGTAAAGTTCTAATCTTTTATCTTTTGGGATATATTCTCTAATACTTCTTTGAGCTAACTCAGCATTTCTTACTGCTGCTCCCTCTGTTGCTTCAGCTATGGTAAGCATATCTTCATCTTCATCTGACATTTTTTTATCAGATTCTGATACAGATTCTCCTTCAGCATAACTCATTCTACTTAATAGACCTCCACTCATTTTTTGATCTCTCATAGATTCTTCTATAGCCATACCTCTTTTCTTTTCATAAGAGGATAATTTACCATCTTTATCTAAGTCTGCTAATTCTGGATTTAATAAACTTTTCATATTTGTTCCTTTCTATTCAGGGCTTCCTTCACCCTCTGGGGAAGCTCCTCTAGGTGTGCCAGTAAACTGAGTTTCCCCTGCAACCGATACATCTCCTGATCTGATCGACATACCACCAAGGCCTGTAGGTCCTTCTCCCTCTCCTTGATTAGGAACTCTAGGATCGACTCCCATAGGTCCTTGTTGTTGACCAGCAAGTTGAGCTTCTTCGCCAATTTCTTGTCTAACATTTTGCATTCCTATTATTTGTGCCATCATAGCAGCTTCGTCTGGATCATTTAAAATTTCATCTGGGTCCAAATCTAAACTGTAGGCAAGTTCACTTATTAATTTAGAAACTTTAACAAATGGTGCAATAGTTGGATTTTGTGCAGTTTGTAAGAACATTGTAAGTCTTTGACTTCTAACTTCTTTCTGCATCAGACTATTGGTACCTGTTGCTTTAACTTCTAAATCTCCTTCTACATCTATATTACCATCAAAAAATTGCATATTCCATTGAAAATATGCTTCTCCTAATGGTTTTAACATAAAATCATCAAGGTTCTTAACAACTGTTTTAATATTTAAACTTGCTGCTCCAAGTAACATTGACATACCAGAAGCAGTTCTTGTCATACTTTGAACTCCTGTTTGACCATGTGAATAACTTGGTATTCCAGTTTGTTCATCAGCAAGTTGTCTAAACCTATCAAACATCATCATGTTTTCAGGTGCAGTATTAGGAAACTTTAAACCATAAATTGATTGTCCCGGCATTCCAGCTTGTCTACGGAATATCTTACCCGGATATATTTCCATGCTTTGTCCACCAACTAAAGCAGATTCATCCACATCAAAAACTAATGATCCTGATAAAGCTAAATTATCAATAGCCATTCTTGCATGACCATTCATAATTTGTTGAGAATCATTCATATTCTCAGCTACTCCTATCCCAAAAAAGTTGTATGGGTTTCTTTCATAAGGAAAAGCATGATAAGGTAATCTATATGGAGTAAATGGATTAACTACTGCTCTTAACAATACATCTCCAGTAATCCATGCATTGATTTGCACTTCATCTAAATCATCTACTGATTCATCTATTTCTAGCCCTACTTCTCTAGCATATTTAGCATCCATAATGCCCCAATATTCTAGAACTTCATAAGACTCACCATACAATTCTTCAGCATTGTAATCATCTTTTAATTGAGTTTCAAAATCTTTTTCATAATAATTAGGACCATTTTGTAGTGCTAATCTTATTTGATCTTTGTCAAAGTAAGGCATATTTTTTAATGCTCTTAATTCACTAGAGTTCATTCTATGTCTGTGAACTATATATTGACACTCGTCTATATTTGTTGCTGAAGGGTCAGGGTAAAAATCCCAACAACTAACAAATTCTATTCTAGGTACTCTTACATCTACAGGTGAATAATTTCTTTCACCTTCCATATTTTTAGTCCATTTATTTAATCTTTTATTAAAATTAAAAGGACCTTTTATTATTCCTGTACCTAATAAGGCTGCTTCTAATAAAGCATTTCTAATTTCTGAAGAACCATTTGACTCTTCTATTTGATCGTGTATTAATTTTTCCATTCTCCTAGCAGCTTTTTGTGCTGGAGATAATTCAGGGACTTGTGGATTTGGAGATAAACCTTCTTGTAATAATCCTAATTTTTCTAATCTGTCTTCTAAAGGTTTTTCAGATTCTTCAAATAATCCATCTCCAAAAGTAGCTCCCGGTTTTAAAACTTTACCATCACCTTCATAACCAACATCATACGGATTATTTTTTAAGTTACCTATATTATCAGGTAAGTCTTGCATTTCAGAGGTTTCTAATCCGGGATTTGCATTATTTATATCTAAATAAGCATTTTCTTTTTCTCCCTCTGGTATTTTAGTTTCACTAATCCCTATAGGAAATTTGCCTGTGCCAAACAAAACATCTACTAATTGACCAAAAGCAGCCAATACTTTTGTTTTTGTAACTTTGACAAAGACTCTGGACTTTTCAGACTCTCTAAACTTTACTCTTTTTCCATAAAGCCCTCTATAGTTTTCGTAGGACTCTAACCATCTAGTTTCATCTGTTTCTCTTGCTTGTTCTGCTATTCCGAATCTACTTTGAACTATACCGACTAAATTTAATCTTTGATCTTCTTCTAAATTTAAAGTTTTTCCTGTTTCTCCCTCTACATTTTCATAAAGGTTGTTTGCATTTAAAAGTGTATTTTCTTGTTCTGCCATCTTAATATCCAAATGTTGAATCAGCAGGTTTAAAAGTTAATTTTTCTTTTATTCTTCTTAGTTCATCAATTGAGCTATTAAGTCTTGGTCTGCTCATGATCATGTATCTTAATGCATCATAAGCATGATCAGAAGCATTAGTATCAACATCTTCAGAATTATGTTTAGCTAATGGTATGCTTTGTAGTTCTCTAATTAAATTTTTACAACTTTTAACTATCTGTAATCTAGGTCTACCACTAGCAGATTCTTTAAGATATTCGTGTATTTGAATTTTCCCCTGAACTCTATTTTTATCAGCCCTTCTAAGTTTGTGTCCTGCTTTTTGTAAAGTCTCTCCTACTGTTGGACCTGTAGTTCCTGTTCTAGACCAAGCTGATGTATCTAAAACTCCGGGAACACTCATTGGGTCCTCAAGTTCCATATTTGATATTATAGAGGCCAAATCTTCACCTGTCAAGCCCTTCTGATACAATTCTCTGTATATTATCAAAGTACCATCATTAGAATCTATAGCTCCCCAAAGACAACAAGATTCTGAAGCATAGCCATAGTCAATACCTTTTACTCTAGCCCAATGTAAAGGTATTTGAAATTGATCTATAACATGTAAGTCAATATCAAACTCTGCAAAAGCTGCACCCTCTGAAACATCCCAGTTACCTTCTAATAATTGTTTTCTTTGTGTAGGAGGTAAAGATTTTAACATCTTTTCATATACACCATCTGTAGCTAAATATGGATTATCTGCTAATCTTGCAGGTATAAATTTTCGTGTTAATCCATCTGAACCAACAAAAGTTTTATCAGCTTGTGAAGGTTCAACATATCTTCGTTTAACCCAACTAGAACCAACACCTCCGGGATTTGCTGTACATCTTAAATAAGTTTTTAAATTAGGATCAGTTGTTCTTAAACGAGAAGCTAAATAGTTCCAACCAAATTCTGTAGGTAAATGTGTTATTTCATCAAAACCAATCCAACTATATGATTGTCCTTGATACCTATATACATCAGCATCTTTTTCTAAAAACCCAAATTCTATTTTAGCTCCACTAGGAAAATTCCAAACTTTTTCTACTTCTCTAAATTTTGCTCCGGGAAAAGCTTGAGGATATATTTCTCTAGATTTATCAATTAATTCTCTTAATTCTGGCATGGACCTACGAAGGATTAATGCTCTGTGTGCTTTAACACCACAATTTCTTAGAGGATCAATCAACATAGCATAAGATTTACCTCCACCAGCAGCACCACCATATAAAACATCTTTTTCAGAAGCAGCTAAAAAAGAAGTTTGTGGTCCTTCATTTGGATGAAATAATATTTTTGAGTCTTTTATTCTATCTTGGATAGTAGGGGGTAAAGATGAAATTTCTTTTTCTGTTGTAATCTTTCCATGTTTTGTAGATTTAGTCGATTCAATTTCTGATAAGATTTTTTTATGTCTATTAAAATTCTGTCGCTTTGTCTCCAAAGCTTTTTCGAGTTTTTTAATGCCATCTTTTTTTTGTTTTAATGATTTTCTAGCAGATTCATAAGCCTGTTTATCACTTAATTTATTTTTAAATGTGGAACCTGTTGGTCTTCCTGTTTTTTTCTTTGGAGTTCCATCTTTTTTTAGTATGAAATTATTATTTTCATCTTTTAAATAGTTATTTGGATTAATATCCCAATCATTTAATTTCTCTCTCATTTTTATTTCTTTTATCTATGTAATTTTTTAAGCCCACATGAGAAATATATCTTCCTGTTTTACTTTCTAACCAATAAGCTGCATCTCTCAGAGTAACTTCTTCATTATTAATCATTACTTCTACAACATCTAGAGCTTCTAGTTGATCAGGTATTGGTTTTAAAAATCCTTCTATATTAGAAGTTTCATAACCAAAAGGTATAGTAGAAGTGACTCGTTTTATATATCCTTCTGGTAATAACATTATTTTGTTTTACGATATTTTCTTACTTTTTTAGCTATCTTTTTTGGTTGTTTGGAATGTTGTTTTCCTTTTTTAGTATCTTTTCTTTTTTTACGACTTGTAGCTGCATATTCTGCAGGTGTTAATGCAGCAATAGCTGCTGAAGGTAAATATCTTTCACCTGTTTTAGATGATTTTTTACCTGATTTAGTTCTCCATTTTTGTTTAGTCCAACTTTTTAAACTTCTTTGTGATTTTTTTAGTGCCATTATTCTTTATATAAATTATTAAATGTTATGTCTGGGTCCATATAACTTTCATGTCCTTCAGCCGAATGTGACCATTGAGAAGGTAAAAAGTCTGGAGGTCCCTCTCCAGTAGTCCACAATGCAGGATTTGTAACTCTTACTCTATTATTAGGTAAGGCTATTAAATTACCTTTCCATGGACAATCTTCTGTAATATACATAACATGTGATTGTTTATGTTGAGCTGGATCATCAGCAATAGAATGATCTGTATAATCAACAGTAAATAAATATTTAGCTTTATAAAAGTTTGGACCTATTTTAGCAATCCATGGTGATGAACTTGTTCTATCTAAAGAAACAACAGAATGTGTTCGAGACTCACAATCCCAAGGCTGAACCAAATGATTTTCCATAGGTTCAGGCCATTCATCAACAGGTATGTCTGCAACGATACCTTGAATAGGCATTCTAGCCCACATAGCACCACCATGTATATTGCCTTCTTTCCAATCTTTTCTATCTACTTCATTACCAGTAAAAACAACTTGAAAGCTTAACGATCTATCAGGTATAGTATTAACTGCAATTGCTAAAGCATGAATAAACTCACCATGATATTTTAAATGATTATGGGTAAATTCCCTACGAACCCAACACCAAAAGTGGGGTATATTACTCATTAAATATGACATGTTAGTATATTATATTATTAAAAAAAATTTTCAAGTTTTATCTTCTTCTACTTCTAGTAGCTCCACCTCTGGCATAGCTTTTTCTTTTCTTAGCTCCACCTCTAGCCATAGATTTTCTTTTCTTAGCTCCACCTCTGGCCATGGACTTTCTTCCTTTATGCATTGGCATATCTTTATCCTCCTACTTAAACTTAAATTTAGCGAGTTAAGTTTTTCCTCGTTTTTTTCTAATAGCTTCTTTACCTTTTTTAGCTATTCTTGCTTGTTCATGTTTTCCTGCTACTTTAGCTCTTTGTTCTAAAACTGTCAATATTTGTATTTTACGAGCATAAGGTTTTCTTATTCTTTTAACCTTTGCTACAGTTGCTCTAGCATCTGCTGGTGTAGCAAACTTTATACTAACTGTATCTTTTGGATTCTCGTCAGTATATAACCTACGATCACTACCTTTAGGTTTTTTTCCTGTTCCTACTTTTGGGTCCCGTTTTTTTCGTGCCATATCTAGTCTTTTGATCTTTATTAATTTTATCTAATATATCAGCTTGTTGAGCATGAAGTTTACTAGCTTTTCGTAAAGCTTTTACAACTTTTGTTAAGTCTTTAGTATAATGTGGCATTATTTATATCCTCCTCCTGCTGATTTATATGCTTTTGCTAACATCTGGGCTTTTCGAGCCGACCATTGACCGGGTTTACCACCTTTAGAACCGGCTTTGATACGACTGAAAAGCCTCTTACGAAGACTCGGCTTGGTATAATTACCAGCCTCGTTGACTCTTGATTTAGTTTTCTTTTTTGCTCTTGGCATTTTTTCCTCCAAAAATTTTATCAAAATTATCTCGGTATTCTTTAGTATAAACTCCGGGTCTAGCTTTTGAGCCTTTTCCAGCTATTGTGCCTGTTTTAAATTTTATAGGCTGTTCTTCACTATTTATTTGAGGCATTATTTTCTTTTCAACCTCCAAGCTTCATTTCTAAATTTAGTTTTCTTTTTATCCGGAACATAGCGACCTCTTGAATCTCTATTTCTAACCCAGATAAAACCTAACCACTCTAATATTTTATCTAACATAATATTACCATTTTACTTTGTGTGACCAATATCTAGCACTTAACTTGCTAGGATTGGGGTCTTGTGCATTATGCCTTGCATAATACGATTTTCTTCGTGCTTTGTCTTTTGAGGTTTTAGGATTCTTTCCAGCACCTCTAACACCTTGTTGTCCAAATCTAATTAGTTTTGTTTTATCACCTACTTTAGCAACAACCACATGAGATTTAGTAGGATGATTAGGAGTTCTTTTAGGTTTATTATAACCTTCAACACCAGCTCTTTTTAATTTAGGGTCTTTTTCTTTTGCCATTTTAGTGAATAGTATCTTTTACTTTATCCTCAACTATTAATTCGTGTAATTCTCCTACTAAAGTTAAATCATGATCTTCAGCTATTTTTTTAGCTTCGGCAAAAGTATTTGCTTTTATATAAGGTCCAACTAATAATCCCTGTTCAAGAGGGCTATCAATTTCTGTCAAGAATATCCTCATGATCTACTACCTCTGCTTCTATAGTGTCTTTTTCTGGTAAAATGAATATGCCTCCAGAAACATTATGATCAACTTGTAATCTATCTGACTTGCCTAACCCCACTCTGTCTAAAATAGTTTGAGCTGCTTGTAACTTATTACTTGCTTGTGGTATAGGCTTATCTGAATTTAGCACATCTAATAATTTAAATGCTGCTTGTGGGGCTGATCTTGCTAATACATCTGAGGCTAAATCTATCACTTCCTCTCTCAACGACTTTAACACTTGATGATAATTGCCTGAGTAACCTGCAAGTTCACTAGCCTTTGATAAGTCACCTTTTGTTTCAATAATTTTATCTAAAAACAATTGCTGTTTTTCTGTTAAGTTTCTTTCTTTTTTATATTCTTTTGGTAAGTAGGACATGATATTATATTTAATACTAATACATTATAGGGGTGATATTTAAATTTGTCAATGATATATGTTGACAAACCTCGATTTCATGTCTATAATGGGAGTTATCTCCTGCCCGGCCCTATAGTATATATAGATACCACTTCATAGGGCTACAAAATCCTTGAATAACCCATTATAAGCCCTTTTAAGTCTAATAAGCCCCGGCCTAGTTAACACACTAAACTAGCTCAAAATGTATATGAATGTATATATATGGGGGGTGGTGGGGGGTGGCTCTTGATGTGTGCGAGTCTTCTTTATAGGGCTTCAACGGGGGGCAGATCAAAAGCCCTACCAAGCACTTTAAAGGGCTTTTAAGGACTGATTAACGGA